TCTATCTGGAAATTTAGTTATATAAACTTCATATGCTGTGGCATCTGTACCAGGAACTACATTTGTTACTTCTCTTAGAACCGTCCAATATTGTGCGCTTCTTTCAGGATACTTTATAACTTCTCCTGGATAATATGTTAGTGTAGCGTCCCATGTTCCTCTATCTATACCTGTATCTTGAATACAAGCATAATAGAAATTATTATATCTTACAATACTTCTCGATCTGTAGCCATCGCCTGGTTGTACAGGAACAGCAGGGCTTACGCTAGTATCTTGTCTTAGTCTAACACTGTAAACATCTTTGTTTTTAGTAACAGTAAACAATGCTACTTCGTTAACTGGTCTGCTAACAATTCCTGAAATATTATTAAATGTGTTTGATCCAAGAATTGTACCATTTTCATTAACATCTTTTACAGTAATAATAAGATCGTTATTTTCTGTACCGCTTGGAGGCTGTCCGCCAAGTCGTGTACCTTGAATTAATATTCTATCGCCAATAGCGTAACCTGTTCCGCCGTTACGTACTTCAACATCATAAATGCCTGCGCCGGTTACTCTGCTAATATCAAATGTTGCGTCAACACCTGTAGAACTTACATCAACACCGTTAACATTTTCATATAGTGCGTTATCAAGTCCACTTGAACCTGTAGTTGATACAGCAATAACACCACCGTTGTCGTCGACTTGACTAACAGTTAATGTTACATCTCCACTTGTTCCTTCAATACCTTCAAACTTACCAATAGTAATACTCGAGCCAAAGAATTCACCATGTGCTTGTCTAGGACTTAGTAGACTATTTCTAAGTTTCCATTCACCATTAACATATTCATAAATGTCTACAGCACCTTGTCTAGAATATCCTTTGTTTGAAAGAATTAATTCTGCTCCTAGTGGATTTGCTTCAACATTTTCTACAACGTTCCAATCTTGTGTAGACAAGTCAATAGTACTTCCATCTCCAAAAACTCTGTTATTTGCTTTGTATAGTTTACCAGCAAACAGAACAATATCTCCGGGCTCATAATTAGCATTTGGATCAAACTGTTCTTTATAATTGCTAGGCATAAAACTAGCTTTTGGTGAACCAACTGCTAGCCATCTACCATCAGCACTGGCTGTCATTACATCAGCATAACTTCCTAGCAAATAAGGTTGTAAGCCACTTAATGGTGTTAAGATTTGTAAAGGTACAAGACCCGACTCGCCTTGCGAATAAGCAATAACCGCAGAGTTTCTAATAACATCGCCGCCTGTTACAACAGCGCCTGGGTTACCAACAATAGTTTGATTTAGTTCGGGAACATAAGTTACAGAACTACCTGTTCCTGTCGGGAACGCAATACCATATTCTGAAATTTCTGTAACATCATATTGTTTATTTCTTTCTACAACTTCCCAATTACCAGTGTCTTGATTTTTATCAATAAAGACTTTTGATCCAACTGGTAACTTAGCAAATCCTCGATCTATTAATTCTGAATAATTTGCCACCCTTACAGATTCAAAATAACTCACAAAAGCAAATGTACTTTGATCTAACTCGGGTGGTTCTTTAAATCCTGCGATAGCAATAACTATGAGTTTAGGTCCAACTTCAGCAATTTGGTAGAATCCTGTAAGACCTTGAATACTATTAAGTCCAATAACTTGTCCAACTTCAAAGTTATGTACTCTATTTGTAATTAGATATACTTTATCAACATCAGGAGTTTCTAATGCTCCAATCAAAACATTGCTCACAGTATATCTATAAACATTCCATTTACCTGGCTCAAATGTTGTCCAAACATTATCTCCGTGTTTGATATCGTCAATTGAAATATCATTTAACAAGAATTCATCAATGCTGTTTCTTATCCACTCAACATCCTGAGCATACACATACCCTGCTGAATTTACAGCAACAGGATAATTTTTAACAGGTAACTTAAAATTAGTATTGCCTGTTTGATAATCGTTATCAGTTAGCAAAATATAGTTTTGATATTGTGTTTTGTCAAATCCAACACTGTCTAAAATAACAGGTTGTGGATTTAATTTAAACTCTTTTGCTCTTAATTCAAACTCAGCTTCAGTAAGTTGATCACTTCCGCCAATTGTTCCTAATCTAAATGCCCACTCTTCATTGATAACAATCTTATCATCGTCTACTTTACTAACTTTATCAAATACTTTTAGTATTGAATTAAGTGTTCCTTTTTCTCTACTAAATCCTTGGTATAACTGGAATTGAGCAGTTTCATCTTCAGCAATTTCTTGTAAGTAAGTTCTGCTTTGATAACCAACAGTATGCTTGGCTAATTTTTTCTGTGCTGAATTAATACCATCAATAGATGTTTCATAATAATCTTCAATTTGATTTGCTCTAAAATCAAAGTTAGGAACTAGTCCGCTTGTAGGATTACTATCAAGTTTACTCCACTTTGAGTTATCAAATGTATCAGTACCGTTTTGGAAAACCATACTAACATAGTTGTACTGTTTATATTGAACTATATCGCCAATTCTATAATCTGTATATTGTTTCCATGGCGCTATATTAACTTTATCGAATATAAATCCAGGACTGGTATAATCTCCGTCCCAATCAGTTGTTCTAAACCCAACACATTTAATTCTTTCTTGTCTGTAACCAGGGCCTTTATCAAAAATCACATCATTAAACAATGTTCTATCATCAAATATTGTTACATGTTCTTTTTGTACATAATTGATTTCAGCAAAGAAAATACCGTCATCTGTTTCTGCTGGCGCAATGTATAATTCATTAGGTCCTCTATATACTTCGATATTTGCTGAATCAATTGAGGTTCCGTCGGCTTTTAAAATATTGTAATCATAGAAGCCATCTAATAAATTATCTGCTACTGCTCCTACATTTTGAAAACGTAAAAGTGTGGCGGCAGGGCTTAGTGCTATAAGACTTCCTTCTGCCCAGTTGTGTGTGGTCCAGAATAATAATTCTCTTACTGAAGTTTCCCAGTTTTGTACAAGATTTAGATCTTTACTGTATTCATCAAAGACCATTCCTTGCGATTCTAAATAGCTACCGTAACCAAGTAAAAAGTCTACTACTTCTTGAACAGTTCCAAATATTGTATCGTATCTTAATGTTAATACATCAGCAGTATTGAATCTAGATCTCTTAATTGCTCTTGCGGCTCCTACTACAGGAACTTTATCAATTGGCGTCCATTGTCCGTCACTAAACTTTTCTGTAGATTGCTGTGCTATAGTAGATCTATAAAAATTATTTTGATATCTAACTAAAACACCTTTAGTGTAGAAAGAATTTTCATTCCATTCTATAAAGGATTCGCTTACGCCGCCGACTTCTAAAACAGGATCATTTTGTTGTGAAAAATAACTAAAGTAGTTAAAAACAGAATTTAACTGATCATACCCGCCGACTTTATATCCGCCTTCGACTTTTTCAACTAGTACAGCACTATATCGAGTAGTCAATAAAGGAGCACTTGTGTTGAATATAATTTCAAAGTTTTCGTTTGGTATGAAAATTCCAGTTTGTGTACTTTGAGGATTTTTGCTATCTAATAAGAATTTTTGCTGTGTTTGATCAACAAAGCCTTTCATTCTTGTGCTTAATCTTAAATCAAAGTTTCCATAAATGTCTATTAAAGATTGTTTTGTTCTTGAATTAGATTTTAAATAGTTTATTGTATAGATTAAAAATCCATCAGGTCTAATATTAGAATTCAAACTATCAATAATATCATCTACCTTAATAAATGTATTAGTGTTCTTACTAACAATCTGATTTAATTTATTTTTTGTTAAAATATTTCTATCTAAATTTAAACTAATAGTTTCAAACGGACGCAATAATGATGCCGCAATCATTAAAGCAAACGGATATGAACTGCTTCTTCTCCATGATGCTTCTGCTGGAGAAATATCTCCAAAGGAAAAATCAGCACGATAATCTGTACTGTAATCAATAAACGATTGTGTTTCTAAAGGTAACTTTAAATTTCCATCAGCATTAACTGGCAAGTATTCAAGTAACAGTGGTCTTTTATATCTTTGATACTCTCCAGCTCTTTCACCTTGACGGACAATACCATCTCGGATATCTTCCCAAAGGATTAAGTTGTTGCTAGTATATGGCGCTTCGCCATATTCGCTATCCCACCAGTCTGGTTTAATACTAAAACCTAACATCTCCCAAGGAGTTAAATGAGGAGTTTGTGTATCATACAAATATTGATACAAGCCTCTCCAATGTTTAGGCATAGATTCTTGTCTTTGAATATCTAAGTTTTTGTTATAAGTCCAGGTAAACGGATTATCTGAATAATAATTGTTGTCGTAAATATCGAGACCTTTAATGACCGGCCATCTTAAAAACTCAAGTTCTAAAATATTATCTACTTGTTTCTTAGTAAATGTTCCGGATTTATTGTATCCTCCGTATAACTGATCAATATCTAGAAGATCAGTATCATACTGTTTTTTAATATTATTGTAGACTCTCTTTTCAAACTCTAGTAATAGATCGTCTCTAAAATCGTCATAAGCAATAGTAATACTACCGTCGTGTCCTTGTATTACTTTACGTGGTTCAACGTATGTTGTATCAATATAAATCTTTGGAATATAGGATTTATAAAGTCCGAGGCTTGTAGGAGTTTCTGGAATAAAATTAAAAGAAGTAGAATAATATTCTTTAATTTTTAAAACTTGTCCTTCGACTAAGTTTCTAGTAATTCTAACAAATCCAAATTCGCTATCAAACTCATAATCTACACCGTGTAATAATTGACTTTCATCAAGATATAGATAAACCGCTTTTATACTTGGATTTGTTAAGTCAAAACTTTCAGTAAGAGCAAATGTTTTAATGCCCTCATCTTCTACAGTGTATGTTGTAACTTTGTGTGCGCCGCTACCGATCATATCGCTGTTAGAAAACGCAGAAGTGTCTGGTTTTGACGAACTAATCTGTGTAATAATATCGTCTAACAGTTTAACAATGTCGTCATCGCCAAATGGTACTCTTATCGCTTGGTTTAAGAGATTTGATTTAAAATTTTCATATCTCGATGCGGCATATCGCAGAGACTTTACTATATTGTTATTTTTATCACATAGCAAAGGAAGTGACATTCCCGCCACTGTAACATGTTTTACAAAACGCTGTCCTTTATTTTGATATCCAGTAAGATCTCTTAAATTCCCTGCTCCAGGAAATATGCCAACAAACTCTTCAGTGTAATCTATCATCGAACGGAGATGATCAGTTGCCTGTCCAAGAGTGAAGTCTGTAAGCTCTTTGTTTAATGGGTTACGTTCTAGACTTTTAGGAAATTCATAAAATCCTAATTCTGGATCAATATCAGAAAATACTTTTAATGTAATTACATCGCCTTGACTAAAAATTTTAGATGTAAAACTAAATGTTCTTGTTGCTTCTACTGTATTAACAACAGTGTATGCTTCATTAAAATATACTCCGTTTAGATAGAAATATAGTTTAGCTGTAGGATCATTACCCCAGTTAATATTTGTAAATATTACCTCGGAACCATCTGAAGGCATAGTATACGTCTGTACAATAGCTTGATCGAATGTGTTATCAGATTCAATATAAAGATTATGGTATGTAAAATTATCTAAACTGTAATTTGTTTTAATATATCCAACATTAATCTTTGAAGTTACTGTTTCAGCATTAACTTGATATGTAAATAAATCAACATCCCAATTAGACTGTAATACAATATCTCCACTATTTTCGATTGTTTGATAAGAAAGTGGAAATCCTAATTCATCATCATTAGGTCCTGTTCCTATTTTGTAAGAAACAATTTTTGAACCCTGGAATCCAGATGTTTCATATTTTGTTGTATCGCTAAAACTTACGCCGACGGCATCAAAAACATCAAACAAAGGCGGTTGGTTAACACTATTTTTTTCTTGGCTTTTAATCCAATCAGTGCCATTAAAATGATACATTGTTCCAGCATTGATTTTACCGAACTTAACAATTACGCCTTCGCCTGCTAATGTATCAACATCATCTGCTTCAACTAAAGCAATCTGTAGATTGCTGGCTACATTATTATCTTGAATAGCAACTTTTTTAACAACAAAAATTTTATTTTTAACTAGTGGATCTTGATCTGCTGTGAATAAAATTCTTGCGCCTTCGAAAATATCAACATTATCAATATTATAACCTGCGGTGCCTTCAATAGTAGAAAATACATCAGTAGTAAAATCATCAATAAAATCAACACTTTGTTTAGCAACAGAGCAATGATTAACTAATTGTAGGTTAGAACTAAATTCAATAATTGGTCTTTTAGCTCTAGTAGTTTCTGCTAAGGCTGCTGGTACTTTATTGAATTGAGCACTGTATTCTATAACAGATTTATGAAACCATTTGTTATAACGACTCCATGGGTTTCTATCAAGACTTGCTCTACTAATTGTAATATAATCTTTATTAGAAGGATAACTTAGCGCATCATCAAATGGTAAATCATCAAACCCGCCATCGTCAAATAACACATCAACATCATCATTAGCAATAGGTGGTAAATCTAACTCTTTAAAGTTTACGAGTTTAATTTCGTCTCCGACACCGTCTACTAGCCATTCGCTTTCGCCGTATTCTTGAGGTTCAACATTGCCACTGAATACTACTTTTAAACCATTAGTAAATTCAATTCCGTTAGAACTTTTATAATTTTTCTTTCCTAAAATCTCTTCAGCAACATTAAGGAAAGTATTTTCAGTAATAGAAGCAATTCTAAATGTTCCTACTTTGTCAATATCAGTTGAACTTTGAAAATATATTACATCCGGACTGTTTAGAGGAACTGTAAATTGTAATGTTCCTACTTCGGTTCCATTGTTAACAACACCTTCGTTATAATCTGCTTGGCTTGTTCCGTCAGTATTGTTTCTTCTAATTGTAAACGGGTCGCCGGGTGTGTTGATTTCAAACACATAAGTTTGACCTCTATATAAAGTAATAGCAGGATTAGGTGTTAGTCCGTCTGGGTATAAAACATAAGCAGTATCTTGACTTCTTACTCTATATGTTGATACAACTGTTTGTGCTTGTCCTTCAACTGTTACAGAGTTTGGACCTTGCGGTAACCAGTAATACTCTCTATAGTTGATAAACTTGTCCCAATCAATAGGTGGGTTCCATGAGTAGGATTTAACTTGGGTTGTTAAATCATCTCTTTCATTGTTATTGTTAAAAAACTTTAATTGATTTTTAACATCGATATAATCATAGAAATTAACAACACTACCGTTGTCAGGATCTGTAATAACAACACCAGGTTCAAGCTGGTATGAATATCTTAAGGACTGTTCTTGATCTAAATAAACATCTTTGCTATTATATGTTCTTCCGTAGGATCTTCCAATATAACCAGATAATCTATCTAGCGTTCCTGGTTGGACCAACGGATCAAGTGTAGCACCTAAAAACTTTCTGTTAGCTGGACTTTTAAAAACTGTAGGTAACAGCTCGTATGTCTGTCTAACAGGAAGTTCACTTTGTTTAAAAATTTTCTTTTCCATTAAGTATTACTCGTCTTTGTTACTACTTGTGAGTTAAGCAAATTCAGCTCAACTGCCGAAATGTTATCTACTACTTGAATATCATCAACAGTAGCGGCGCTTACAAAAATTTCATCTGGTCTTGATTGAACTTCACTTAAACTACCGTATGCTCTGTTTTCTTGTTTTGGTACTAGAACAATGTTACTAATCTCTGGAGAATTGTCTTGGATAATGTATGCCAATAATTCGCTAGAGTAAAATTTGTCTCCAAAGTCCCAGTTTTCAACAGCAAAATAATTTGTAATACTTCTAATAATTTTTACTTTTAAATCATTATCGTTTACAGTCATGCTCTTGTTTTTAACAACCTTAAACGTTGCTTGGAAATCAGTATTTGCTTTGCTTCCAAATAATGGAAAATATGTTACAGGATGATAGATGATTTCATCACTAATTGTTTTCATATTTTGAAGACCTGTACCAAATTGTATACGCAAACTTTCCGGAGTTGGAATTTCTGGCTGTGTAGTTGCTCCTAGCAAATATTTTCTATAATTAATATCGTAAGTTCTTACTAACAAATACACATCAATAATATTGCTTACACTAGGATCAATTCTTCTGTCAATGCTTGCGTTATGTATATATTGGAATTTTAATCCGCTCCTTCCGATATAGGCAACATACGATGGTTCTAGTATAAACGTTCTTGTTACTAGGTCAACTCTTTTAACAAAATTTTCTGCTTGATCATAAAAGTAAATTAATTGATTATGATCGTAATCATTTACATTTGTGTTTACTTCTTTATCTTGAATCAAAATAGTGTTGTCATCATTTTTAATAAATTCAAGTTGTGTAAACCCAAACTCATCTGTTGTTTGATTGAAGAACAAATATTTGTTAGAAAGATCTGTACCTACAACATCATCAAAACTATCTGGATTGTCAATAACGCCATCGTCATCTGTGTCATAGAATGTAACTTTGACACTTTCATTGCTTTGATAGCCGTCATCAAATCTTACAGCATCGGCAATTTCAAATATATAATCATTTTTCAATGTTTGATCTTGGTCAATAATAGCACTAACTTGTAAAGCAGTAAATTCAGGATTTGAATCTCTTAAACTAATAATCTGTTCTGCTAACGCTGAAGCACTTAGTTCCTTGCCTTCTGGAATACTATTAATATCTAAAATTCTAACTTGGTCTTTAATAACTGTACGGGTTTTACTATCATAGATTTTTTCATTCTTATCAAAATAAAATCTATTTTGTTTTTCACTTGAGAAAACATAATTTGTTCCTCTAACACGAACACGGAATTCGTCACCATCGTAAACAAACGCTAGAATCCAACTAGCATCAGCATTGGTATTTGTTGTGTTACCTGCTTGACCTAAACTAAAATCACTTGACAAATCAATATTGTTAGATGAGATAACTCTCCAGTCTCTTTTCTCGATGTCATATCGTAATCCAAATGTTTGACTAGAGAAACTAAGATTTAAAATTTCTGTTTCAATATCTGTAGAAAGGTTACTAACAAATTTAGGAACAACTTGTGATGGTACTGCGCCTGATGGAATAGGTTCGCTTAATGTAATTGGACCAATGCCGCTAGAAAGATTACCAGCACCAGCATTTGTGCCATCGCCTACTACTCTTATAACTTTTGTCCAAATATATTTTTTATGTGTTTTATCTGTTGGATCATATGTAACTAATTCGCCATCTTTAAATGCCTGTGTGCTGTCGCTTGGAAGAAACTTAATTAAACTTCCAGCTTCAATAAATCTCAAGTTACTTGTTGTGTAAATGCCAACCTTAATTGGAAAATTATCAAAGATGTTACCAAAATATCCTGTTGATCCATTTACATCTGTTGTTGAACGTAACCATTTCACACTAACATCACTTGTAAAAATTTTATCAAAGTTTGTTAGATAGAAATTATATGTTTCAAAATCTTCAATTACCGGCTCAATAGTATTTCTAATATAATTTAATACAATGTTTTTATTAGTGTAACGATAGCTAAAGTTTCTTTCAGTGTCTGTTCTGTACATTAAACCATCATCAGCAAAAACATTAACCATAGAATATTTTCCACTAGCATCAACAATATCAAAGTTTCTGCTAATACCACTAGATGTTCTATTAATTGCTTTTACTTTTAAAATTTCTTGCGAACTAGAAAGCGGAGCAAGATTGTAATCTTCTCCTGTGATCATTCTATTTTGTGTATAATATAATGCTGGTGCTTTTGTTCTGATTGAATCAATATCTTCTGATGGAGAGCTGTTTTCAACTGTTGATTGTAAAGACATTCCAATTGAAATTGTATGGGTAACACCTTGACTGTTTTGATATTTTACATCAACACTAATGCCTCTCATGTCTTTTGGAGCAATGCTATAGCTCTCGCCTACTGAAGTTCTAAAGTAAACTCTGAATGTACCTCTTGGTAAATTACCAAAAGTACCATCTGAAAATAACACATCAATCGCATCATTTTCTTGTGTGATTACACTATAGATATTTTTTTCATTGCTGGTTAAACTATTATAGATAATATTATTACCTTCGATGTTTTCTACCTGTGTCCACAAAGTGGAAAGGTTGCTGTTCGCATCTAATTGATATAACCAAACATCGTTATTATTAATATTTGTTGTCGTGATGCTAACTTGTTCATTAACAGTAGGCTGAGTTACTTCAAATTCAGCACTCTCTAATGTTCCTTGTTTAAACATCATAAAGAAACCAGTATTAGCACTAGCATTGCCTTTACCGTCTGTCTTGTAGATAAATCCGTATTGATTACCAGGCATTGGTGCTTCTTCATAAACATAATCTTCGTCAATGATAGAAGTGCTTGGAATTTCAAATCGTAAACTTCTTCCTGCTACAGGTTTGTTAAGATTAAAAATTGGAATACGTGTATTTGTACTGTTGAATCTATATTGATCTGTTAACACACCGTTAATAGTTTTTTGAGCTTGGCTCTTTCCAAATTCTAAACTTGGCGCCATTGCGCTGTTTAAAACAGTAATAAACTGTTCGTACCAGTTAGGGTTAGTTGGATCATTCCACTGAATAGTTTGATTTGCTAGATTTGTTCCGTTTGAATCTGTTAATGTTTCAGTAGTCGATACTGTAGTGAATTTCAAAAGACCATTTGCGGCAATATTACGCTTGGCATTATAAGAAAGCATACGAGCAATTCTTAGAACACTTTCTTTTCTGCTTGCTAGTTCGATAAAGTTTTCTCTGCTGTTTAGGTCTAGTCTAAACGCAATACTTTGTCCTAGGAAAGCAATGAGGTCAATAAGAGCAACATATTCAGAACTTTCAATGTAATCGTTAAAATCTTCAGGATAGTTTTCTCTAAGATATTCAACCATCACACGACGTAGATTTTCAAAGTCATAAGACTTGAAATCTGCGTTTCGAAACGTTTGATATATCCTTGTCCAATCCTCTGCGAGGATCAAGTTGTTCTGTCTAGTTGTTGTTGTCATCTCTCATTTTGTCCTATATGCTATTTACCGGTTAAAGAAAACAGGGCATTTAATTCTATCGATTAATTGTACGTCTATCAAAGTTTAAAACTAGTTGTTCGCTAGCGTCAAGTACGGCATAATCTAGATCTATTTCAATGCGAACACCGTGTTCTGTAGTATCTAGTACAATGCTATTAGCGTTTATTCTAGGATCTCTATTAATGATTTCTTCAACGTCTGCTCTCATTCTTTCAAGGTTATCGTCATTCATCGGTTCAAACAGTAAATCCCATACTGATGTACCAAACTCTGGAAGTTGTAGTTTTTCACCTTTGCGAATATGAAAATGATTTAGTAAGTCTTGCTTAACTAAATCCATATCATATTGTTTAAAATGACTAGAACGATTTCTTGAGTTAAAACCTTTATATCTAAAAGCAGGAGAATCTGATCTGCTTCCTAGACTTGCTTGTGTAGTTTCTACTTTTTGTTGATTATAAATCTTCTTTGCCATATTATTCTCCTGCTATATCCCTATCAGTCTTTGGTGGCGCAAAAGCCAATGGATCGTTGTTTTCGTGGTTGTACCAAGGCTCATGTTGCGGAATGCGCTTCATAATGCTTTCTAGCGGTGTTGTACTTTGGTATTCGGTTCCTGCCCAAGGCAAAGTAATATCTGTTACTCTGTTTTGATGTGTTGACAAAGGTTCTGCTACAGCAACATCGCCTGTGTTTGTGTCTGCTGTTTCTGCTGGGTCACAATTCATTTCAATTTTATTTGCTGTTTCTCTGTGGAATGCTCCAGCATTAAAATTATTGCTACCTGTAGAAGTAATTCTTGTGTTAGCACTAGCATTTGTATTCACATTTGTTGCTGTTAATTTAAAATCTGCTGTTACCGCTAAAGTAGAATTACCTGTAACGGCTTTTCTTTCAGCACCTTCGATTGATGTATCAACGTCTCCAGTGACTTTTGTTTTCATGAAACCTTCAACTATTGTTACTAGATCGCCTGCGGCCTCTACTTGTATCCTACCAACACTTGAAGATGTGCCTCCTTCTCCTGATGGGCTTTCAGTATTTGTTCCTGCGGCTTTCATGTTGATATTTCTTCCTGCTTCAATGTTTACATCTCTCGAAGCATGAAAATTAAAGTCTTGTTGTGTATGAACACTAATGCTATCTTGAGCAAAAATATCAATCTTACCGTCGCTTGATAATTCGATCCAAGCAGTACCTCTACTGTTTCCAATATAAATTAAATCTTCTGAGTTATGAAGTAAAATTTGATGTCCTGTTCTAGTACGAATTCTAAAACTCTCACCGTATGGAATTCTAGGATCTCCACTTTCACCTTTGGTTGTATCAGCATAATCTGGGCCACCGGCATCTTGTGTTGTTTTTCTCTGTAATCGATCATCGCCATCATCCATTACAAGCTGTGTGCCACCTAACCTACTAGTTGGTCTTGGTTCAGTAGGATTTTCACTTGTTCCTTGTCTTGCTGTTTGTTGACCTGGTCTTCTATCTAATGGTCCAGGAGTGCTTATACCGTATACGTTAGATACACCGGCTCTACGCATTGTACTTGTATGAGAGCCTCTAAAAGCATCACCGATCAAACCGCTATCTAATAAAAATCCAGCAATAGGATGTAGTGGTCTTGCGGCATTATCTAACCCTGATGGGTTTTCTCGGCGTTCTTCGATTGCTCTGTTTACTTCAGCTACAGGCAATACTGTAGTATCACCATATAATGCTTGCTGTTCTGGGCTAAGATCAACATTGCCAGAAGCGGCAATGCCTGGTACCATATGGTTAGCAAAATCGTCAGGAACAACACCTACCCAAAACCATTTTTGCGGATTAACCGTACTAATACACAATACTCTTGTACCAACATCAGGCGGTACAAAACTCATTCCATATGATTTTTGTGTGTCGCGAAACGCTTGATCGTTTCCTTGATTTTGTCCGTTGTATGCTACATTTGTTTGACCAAAAAATGGTGGGCAATAATACGCAGAAATGCCTTGGCCTTCAGAGCCAAAATCTGATCCACGATAACCGTCAAGGTTAACATACAGAGTTCCAAGACCAGTTTGTGTGTCGTGTCCAACTACTGTTGCTATTGTTGGGCCAGCCGCTACAACATTTGGTTGACTATGTGTCGTCATTCTGTGGTCCCTCCTCGATTAGGTAGATTTTGAGCTTGCTCTGGTACAGGAACTGCGTCGCCAACAAACAGAGGAGTTGTTGCCGCGCTGGTCTCGGCAGCGGCAGTTTCAAGTGAGACTCCAATTTGTTCTACTTCAGGATTAACTGTATTATCTCTATAAAGCTGTAATTCTTGAACAAATTGTCCGTCGCTAAACGTCGAAACAACTTTCATTAATCTATAAACTCCACTAAATGGATGATCTCTCTGTCCGTTTAATCTTTGTATGTAAAGAGATGATCCATTTTGTGGAGCATCGACAATAGTTCTAAATCTTACATATATCCTAACTTGTTCCCCTTCCCATGCCATGGAATTCAAATCATTCGTTTCTGTTTGATTTCCAAATCCGCCAACAGGTATAAAATAAGGATCGCCTGTTATTTTTAATTTTAATTCTAGTTGTACTAGATTAGTATTATTACCTTCTCTATTTCTTCCACCAATAATTAAACCGTTAAGCCATCGATTAATCATAATTGCTGACGAATCAACTCCGGCACCACCAGGCACAGCTGGTTGAGCATTTACATCCGGATAAGAAAAATATGAAGCCGCTAATGATGTTAGTGATCGAGAATCGCCTTCTCCTGCATTCGCAGGAACTAGTTCTGTTTCTCCGACTGTTGGGTTATCTGAAGCGTTTCTCATTTGATCCCAGCTTCGAACATTTGTTGCTAGGTAAAAAAGATTGTTAAAATTCATATCGTAACTAATAATGTCGTCATTTTGACCTGTGTACATATATGAGAACACTTTTCTAATTTTTGAATGTGTTACTACTGAATCCTCGATAACCGCAGATGGCGCTCTAAACTGATCTCCTCTTACTCTATACGGAACGATAGTGTATATGTATGTTGTAGGGCGGCGGCCTGTTTGTGCGTCAAATTCTGTCGGTGGGCCAGATGCTCGTTGTCTTACTTGGATTGTCCACCACCAAAAATATCCATCACTATCTGTATTTTCTCTAGCAGTTCTAGCATAGGTAGTGTGACACATTACATCATCAATAACTGTAAAAATTGTTGTTTGGGCACCGTCAGCACTTCCGTTATATATAAACCTTCTACCGCCGGTAGCAAGTCTTAAATTTACATTAGAAGGATCGTAGTCATCTGGATTAATATATGATCTATTGCCGGGATCATTTTCCTGGATGTCAAATTCCATATCTTCCCATCCTGGAGGATTAGTAGTTTGTCCTCCGGGCACTCTTACATTACTAATATCTCCAAGTTGTACAATATACGTGTCAGCATATCTCTGTTGTCCACCACTTGTCAATCTCTGTTGATGGTTATTAAATCCAATAGCTATTCCAGATATTGTAGCACTAACATCATCTGTAATAATATCAAACGAAGCAGTATTTGGTACTTGTGATACAACATTTGATGTTGGATTACTAGTGCCAAACTCTAAACAGGTTACAGAATATTTAGAACCAGATTCATTTGCTGTAAAAGATATGTTAGCAACTCTTAAAGGAATATATTTTGTTGCTTGCGGAACTCTTTTTGGAGCACCGTTTTTATGGCCGAAAAAATCAATCTTCATCACATAACAGCAATGAGGAGAGCTAAAATGTGTATGTCCTTTTTTAAAGGCAGCACCTAGCATACTATTAAAAAACAATCCCATGCTATAAGGTTCTTCAACATCAAATGTAACCTTGGCTAGTCCTGTGTTAATTGCTCTTGCGCCAGGCATATAATGTGTAAATTTTAAATTGTCAACAAAAAACTCAGGGGCGCCGTATTGGGTGACCACACGATTACCAACATTTGGAATTGCTTCACCGGTTGAGGCAGCCGCGGCGTTGACTGGCGCACCAGTATATCCACTTTCACCTATTACTAATGCTCTTTGATCTTGTAGCCCGTCATTTAAATAACTGGCGCTATCATATTCTTCTCGAGAAACACACCCAAATGACATTCTATATGTTACAGATTCAAAATCTTTTAAAACATTATCAAGTTTGTTAGGAAATATGCCTAATAAAGGATCAACTGTGGTTCCATTGCCAACAATATTGGATGTTCTTCCAACTATACTCATATTAAATTCCTAATGATTGTCTAAGAGTATCTGCTCTCGGAACATAAATTACAACACCTGCTTCAAAGTCAAAGACAGGATCTTTTATAATTGAGGGATTTCTCTGAGAAAAAACCCACCACAGTCCTGAATCTTGGTACAGAGAATGTGCTAGCAAGTCTGGTCTGTTATTAAACTTTGCTTCAATCTCATAAGCATAATCAGTTTCGTTAACTGGTACACTCCTCGGAACATACAGTCCTAAGTAATTATTGTTCTGTGGCGTTTTATACCAAGGACTTGATGCTGAGTATTCTGCCATTATAATATTCCTCGTTGTCCGCCATTCATGTAATCACTATGGCTAAAGTTTCTAGTTCTTGCTCTATTCTAGATAGGAGCACAAATAATTGTAATAGTACTATCCATTGGTACCCAATTAGGTTTACTTTTAATGTCAAGTATTCTTCTGTACTGAACGTTTCTTGGTAATTCTACATTTACACTTTTAACAACAACATTAATACCGCCTTCTGACGTTCCAAACACATGATTTCCGTATCCGTAAAGTTGAGCAACTAACGGTGGATGTCCTTGAGGAATACTAGCCCCATAAAAACTTTTGGTCAACGTTCTTAAAAATCTAGTTGCGGCAATATAGTACTCGCCTTCTGCTTGATTTGAAACTGTAAAATTTGCTGAAATTGTAATGTCGTCAATACCACTGTTTTTATAGGCTTGCATATCAAAGTTATTGTGTACATAACTTTGTGAATTATAGTTTGCTTTGTAGTTTACTGATATAGTTGGTGTATAAGGAAATACAACACCTTTATGATCTTTAAGTGGAGACAGATAACTGTTAAAAGCATTGCTTGTAATAGCTGATCCTGTAGATGCTACCCTTATTGATACACGCCAGTCTTCCTCCGACGGAGGAACTGTAACTGCTGTAATGTCTTGTACTGTTCCTGCTTGAGCAATAGCATTATCAAATATACCTTCTAGAGATGAAATTAAGTTGTCGCCGATATTTTTTGCTTGTGCAGCAATACCTTCAATAGTTCCAATAATGCCCTTACCGATGTTTACTAGGTTGGCTGCCGTTTGTACCAACGCTATAGCACCACCTAATACGCCTAGTGCTTTTTCAATTCCATTTATGCGTGGTTTGCCATTAATTCCAAACTGATAACTACCACTACCAGAAGATCCGCCAGTATTATTTGTAAAATTGTTGCCGTTAAAATTGCTAGGATCGGACCCTGACAAATTAATTACGTTAGATCCAGGCACATACGTGGACGGCCCAGGCTTGTTCACTGTAATAGTATTAGTGATACCTGTTCCTCCAAGTGCGTTTACTTGTCCAGCGTTACTTTGTGCGTTAGTTGGTAATGCCATTTTGGTGAAATTCCTCTATCTTTACTCTATTTATTTCAGCAATTATGTGCTATTATATAACTATTAATGGAGAACAATAACCTTATTATGACACAGAGAAAAGTAAACTACTTAAACAATAAAGACCTCTTAAAAGAGATTCACAGAAGCAAAAATACATTTTGCTCATATGTTGATAAAGAACATAGAGACTACGATATTATTTTACCAAGCCTTGAAAAAATAAACAGACTTACTATTGCCGAAGCAAAGCGCAATAAAGCAAAGAAATTAAGTCAAGAAGCATATGAAGCGGCAAAAGCCGTGAACAAGAAGGCTACAGCAAAAGAACACGAAGTTGATTATCGAAAAATTGAAAAATCCGAACTAATTTTTCGTATTATGACGTTTGAACATATTCCTTTAGCACCTGGCAGAAAGAAGACAATCAAAACTGTTGCCGATTCGCATGAGCGAGTCAACTTTCCTCCTTTCCAACACTGGAAATTTGATGAAAATGACAACTTGATTTGTGTTGGAAAAAGCCATTGGGTTGGCGGAATGAGCAATGGTTATTTTTCTAAAACAGACGGACAAGCAACAAATGAGCTTGCTCGCATGTGGATGAAACTTGTTGATCGATACGCTACTAGAGGCAACGTTCGCGGTTATACCTATAACGACGAAATGAAGGGGCAGGCCATTTTACAGCTAGCACAGATTGGATTACAGTTTGACGAATCAAAGAGTCAAAATCCTTTTGCTTACTATACTGCGGCAGTCACAAACAGTTTTGTGAGAATCATTAACATCGAAAAACGTAATCAAAATATTCGAGACGATATCCTTGAAATGAACGGCATGAATCCAAGTTGGTCTCGCCAAAACGCCAATGAAGGTGTTGGAATCGACAAAGAATCTGTTGACAAAAGCAAATAAAGATCGTATACTAGTATAGGAGACTGAAAAAATGACGCTATTTAAAAAAGCGGCTTGTTTCACTGATATTCATTTCGGAATGAAGTCCGGAAGTCGAATCCACAACAAGGATTGCGAAGACTTCATTGAATGGTTCATTGGAGAAGCCAAAAAGGAAAACTGTGATGTTTGTATCTTTCTAGGTGACTGGCACCATAATCGTGCCACTACCGATGTTAGTACAATGAATTACAGTGTTAGTAACTTAGAAAAATTAAATGACGCATTTGATAAAGTTTATCTTATGCTAGGAAATCATGATGAATTTTACAAGGACAAACGTGAAATACACAGTTTAGAATTTGCTAGACTGTTTCCTAACATTGTTCCTGTAAATCAACCTATTACAGAAGGTGATGTTACATTACTACCGTGGTTAGTAGGCGAAGAATGGAAAAAAGTCAAAGATATCAAGTCAAGATATGTGTTTGGTCACTTTGAACTACCATTGTTTTATATGAACGCAATGGTACAAATGCCAGATCATGGTCAACTTCAGGCAGATGATTTTGTAAATCAAGAATATGTGTTTTCAGGTCACTTCCACAAGCGCCAGACCAAAGGGAATATTACCTATATCGGAAACGCATTTCCTCACAACTATGCTGACGCATGGGATGATGACAGAGGAATGATGATCCTCGAGTGGGGAGGAACACCTGAATATCGAAATTGGCCTGGACAACCAGTCTATCGAACTTTTAAACTTTCAAAGTTATTAGAAAATTCTGAGAACCTACTAACACCTAAGATGCACTGTCGTGTAACTATTGATGTTCCTATTTCTTTTGAAGAAGCAAACTTTATCAAAGAAACATTCATGCCTCAATATGACTTACGTGAGCTCATGCTTATTCCTGAAAAGAAAGATATTGAAGCACAAGATTCTCAACCAATCGATTTACAATTTGAAAGTGTAGATACTATTGTTGTAAATCAAATTACAAATATCGAATCTGAAGCATACGATCAGAAACTGCTATTGGAGATCTATAATAACCTATGATTAAAATTAAGAATCTAACAGTCCGTAACTTTATGAGCGTGGGTAATCAGACCCAAGCAATTGACTTTGATAAAGGACAATTAACACTTGTATTAGGCGAAAACTTAGATCTAGGCGGCGACGATAGTGGTGCTCGTAATGGTACTGGTAAAACCACCATCATTAACAGTTTAAGTTATGCTATCTATGGTCTTGCTCTTACAAATATCAAAAGAGATAACCTAATTAATAAAATCAACTCCAAGGGCATGTTGGTTACTTGTTCGTTTGAAAAAGACGGGCAAGAATATCACATTGAACGTGGAAGAAAGCCCAATGTTTTAAAACTTACCGTAAATGGCGAAGTATATGAAACTACTGATGCTGACGAATCGCAAGGCGATAGTCGAGAAACACAAAAACAAATTGAAAAATTATTCGGTATGAGCCATAATATGTTCAAACATTTAATTGCTTTGAACACATATACCGAGCCTTTTTTAAGTATGCGATCAAATGATCAGCGAGATATCATTGAACAGCTACTTGGAATTACTTTGCTTTCTGAAAAAGCAAACGAATTGAAAGAACAAATACGCATCAGTAAAGATCTCATTCAACAAGAAAACACAAAAATCGAAACTATTAAAATCAGTAATCAAAAAATTGAGGAATCGATTCAAAGTCTCGAACGCAAACAAAAATTATGGAACGATAACCATACATCTGCTGTTGATACTTTACAAAAAAGTATTTCCATGCTAGACAAGATTGATATCGATGCTGAAATTGAAGCACATCGCTGTTTAGAAAAGTTCAACGAAAAGAAAAAGAAAATTGAAGAAGCGCAACGCTGGATTGCTAGCATTGAAGCAGACAATACAAAGCAAGAAAAAACAATTTCAAAATTAGAAAACGAAATTGCGCTATTAAAAGAACACAAGTGTCATACCTGCGGTCAAGAATTACATGATCAACAGCAAGAAGAAATTCTAAAAAGCAAAGAAGACCAGAAAAAAGAAGCCGCATTACAACTTTTAACTAATGACACACAGTGGCAAGAACATACCCAAGTTATAACAGATATTGGTGAATTAGAGTCATGTCCTGCTACACAATATGATAACTTAGAAGAAGCTCTTAACCACAGAAACACACTAGAAAGTTTACAAAAAGAACTTGAAAACAAAAAATTAGATACAAATCCGTATGAAGAACAAATTGTAGAACTTAAAGATACTGCGTTACAAGAAATTAACTGGGAGGCTGTTAATGATCTAAACAAAGTAAAAGAGCATCAAGAATTCTTGTACAAACTTCTTACTAACAAAGACAGTTTTGTAAGGAAACGTATTATTGATCAAAATTTAAATTATTTAAATATGCGGCTAAGTTATTATCTAGCAAAGATTGGCTTGCCACATACTGTAGAATTCCAAAACGATCTTACTGTTATTATTACACAATTAGGTCAAGATCTAGACTTTGACAACTTATCACGAGGCGAGCGTAATAGACTTATTCTAAGTTTGTCTTTTGCGTTTAGAGATGTTTGGGAAAGTTTGTATCATGGTATTAATTTACTGTTTATTGATGAGTTAGTAGACAGTGGTATGGACTCTAGCGGTGTTGAATCTGCTATTGCTATACTTAAAAAGATGACTAGAGAGCGTGACAAAAACGTGTTCTTAATCTCTCATAGAGACGATCTTACAACTCGTGTTAACCAAGTTCTCAAAGTTATTAAAGAAAATGGATTTACATCCTATTCAAATGACGTTGAACTGGTGGAATGAGCACAGAATCGCATGACAAACTAATTCGAGCTTTTCAAGAGTATTTTAAATGGCAAGATAAGTTTGAATATGGCGGATCGGATGCGGCAGGCATCAAAGCAAGGTATTGGCTGAGCGAAATACGTAATTTTGCCAGCGACAGGCGCAATGAAATACAAAACAAAAGGCAACAACGCAAGGCAACCAGAAAAGGCGTGATAGGACGACCCAAGAAAGTAAGTAATGCTGATGATGACGAATCCAGCATGGACTTACCAGAATAAAGAAATTCATTCAATTCCTGAGGAATATGAAGGGTTTGTCTATCTCATTACTAATCTAAAAACTGGGCAAAAGTACGTAGGCAAGAAACTAGCCAAATTTAAAACCACAAAGCCACCACTCAAAGGCAAAAAAAACAAACGTAGAGGTTACAAAGAAAGCGATTGGCGTGAATACTGGGGATCCAGTGATAGACTAAACGCAGATGTAACCGCACTAGGCCCAGAAAACTTCACAAGAGAAATTCTATATCTATGTAAAGGCAGAGGCGAAATGTCCTACATTGAGGCAAGAGAACAATTTGACCGCCGTGTATTAGAAAGCGATGAATATTACAACGGAATTATTAATGTTAGAGTTGGCGGATCAGATAAGTTACGACAGGCATTGCTAGAACACTCCATCAAGGCAAAGCAATCCAACACATAAGGTTGGCGGGCCAGTTTGCAAATACCGCTGTGGAAAAAGTCTCCGTATAGGAACACACGTACACGTTGATCGACACACCAGAGTGTGGAAGCCATCAAAAGAATTGGGCTCACTGGTTGACGTAGATAGAATGTTGGCTGTCGAAAAACTGCACATTACACATAAAAACCGTATGCAATAGGAACGAAGCAACGGGTATTATACGGTGTAGCGTATATTTTAAGAATATACGGTATAGCGTATAAGATGTCGACGTAGGTTGGGAAAGGTCAGAGCCCATTGTGTAGCAGTATAACAAACACCTACTTCCAAGTCTCGGCTGGTGGCGAACTCACATGAAGCGCAATTTTGAGATTAGATGGGACCGTAACAGGTTCCGTCTGACTGAAACAATCTACATGATGCTAAAATTGCTTCGCAATTAAATTATTACATAAATATCTATAACAAAAGATCTGAAAAATGTCTTTGAGCGATTAGCGATAAAGACAAGTGAGCTTTAGCTCACTTAATACAGTTATAAATAAGAGACTTTAGAGAATAGATATGAGACTTAATCAATTAGAAAATATTCACAATAACGACTTAACTGAAGCGCCTTTAGGCTTCTTAAAGAAAACAGGTCTAGGTATTAAAAGCAAGTTTGGTAGTAGAACTGCTAGAGGTGAATTAAGCTCAGGTAAAAAAGCAAATCAGTTATACAACGATTACCTAGAGTATGTTGGAAAATTTTCTAAAACGTTTGACTCAAATAAACCCACTACTGATTCATTGATTGCTTTTCTAGGTGATACACTAGGTCTTGATAAAAGAGAATTTGCTCAAATAATTGATAAAGAAGTACAAGCGTCTCAACCACAACAACAACAAGAACCACAAGAGCCCACAATTGATGAACCTGTTGATGAGCCAAAGGCACAAAGTTCAACAGATCCGAATAATCCTCTTAAGATGGGCAACAAGTCAAATATTAAAACTCCTGGGGACATTGGTAATTTAGATTCTGATAAATCAATTCCTGGTGGTACAACAATGCCTACACAACAAACTAGTGCTGAAAAAACAGCAACAGGAGCGGCTACACAAACTATTCCATCAATGGCACCTAAAAAGCCAGGTGTGCGTCCACAAGGTGGCGGCAAAGTAAAAGGACAACTTAGTCAAACGCCAACTGCTATCAAGAAAAGAAATGCTAGAGCAAAAGCCGGTAGTCAGCTACAATTAATGTCTATGTATAGCGAGGATGTTCAACGTTATAGAAAAAACTTTGATCGTATTGATTGGTCATTAAAAGAAGATGCTGAATACTTTGATGCTTTAAAATTTATGGGCATTATGGAAGCAGAACTATCTAAAAACATTGTTAGTAAAATACTAGGTATTGCAGCTGAAAAAGTTGATAAACAAGCACCACAGCAAGCACCACAAACTCAACAACAACCAGATGACGCACAAGGATCAGCAGGTGACGAGCCTGAAGAGCCAAAAGACAATCGAGGAATATTTAAGAAAGCAATTCAAGGGTTTAAAGCTGGTATTGCTGATCCTGAGAATCCAAATCCTCAAATGGATCAAGATAGAGAACAAGCAAAATCTGGACAGATAAAAGGTTCTTTAAATTATCAGCAGATTAGTAAACAATTTCCAGGAGTTGATCCTGTATTGCTTAGACGTTCGTTCAGTAAGAGTATTCAAGGTAAAGAACTTACAAGACAAGAAACTACTGTTATGTCGCAAGCAATGGGAGAACTTCTAAAGAAGGATCCCGCAGAAACTGTAAAAGTTATGAACTTGTTTAAACAAGCAAGGGAAGTTTAAAAGAAAGGTAATCCACTTTCCTTAGTGGTTTCCATATTCTGTTTTACAATAGAAATAATAATTTCTCTTTCATCAACACTGAGATTCATAGATTCAGTAAACGAGAGACCTCCCCTCATATACCAAACAGCTCGCATTGCTTCTGTTTTTATTTGCTTAGCCTGCTCATCCATGGCTTTCGTCTCGGCAAGCACGTTATTAATATCTAACGCCGAAAGCCGTTTCCGAAAAAATCCGCTTGATCCAATGTTAAGCTAACATCCCATTCGTGTTTACATTCTTCGTTTTCACATGTTGAACGGAAACTAGCCATTTTACCACTTTTTTGACTTTTACTAATAGCATCATTAATTGTGCTGAACACACTTTTATCTGCTTTTTGTAGAAACTCTTTAATATATACTGGATTATCTGTTGAACCTTGAGCACTATCAATTTTTACAACACATTGTACAGCAGTGTCAAGTGTTAAGTCAGTTAATTTAATAAAACTTTCTTGGAACAATGTCATTTTCTTTTGATCATCGATTTTATCATCGTTGATAATAGAAAAGATACGCTGGTGTTCAAACGACTTTAACGCAGTTTTAGTAATTTCTTGATAATTCATTGGCCGTAAATGAATTAACATATCAGTACCAATTTCAACTGACGTAGCAAACTCAATTGATCTCAAATTATCAAGTACTGTTCTTAGATCTACTGCTTTTTCGTTTTGTGTTTGACATTTTGGACAAGTAGCATTTACGTCCATTGTTTCGCCATATGTTGCCATTCTAATAGCACACAGTACAGCATCAACATCTAAACTTGGCATGCTCCAAGCATTTTTAATAGATGGAATACAACTTTGTATTACTTCAACAATAGCAGAGCCATTCATTAAAGCATCTGGTGTTTTGAAAAGCAATTCGTCACGTGCTGTCATAGCATAGACTGGATGCTCTCCGGTTTCTGGAGTTTCCAAACTTCCTTGAGGCCAAAATTTGCCTCCACTTGGAAACTCTACATGAATCTTTGGCTGTCTAAAGTATCCAGCTAAAGGATTTCCTGATGCTTGAGGCTTTTGTTCCAATGGAACTTGAGCTTGCGGCACAGCAGTTTGTGGCATATTAGATGCCTGTTGCGCCTGTGCTTGTACAAAAGCATTAGGATCAAATTGATTGTTTTCGGCCATGTTTTTGTTCCTATAAATAGTATTAGTGTACCAGTATTTATATGCGCAGAAAACTGGTAATTTTAATCTTGGATGTTAAATGGCAAAAACAACAGTTGAAATATTAGGCGGACAACTTGACGGAGCAATCCTAGAAAATGCCGCTTCTGAAGAAACTCTCAAACAACTTGTAGCCGCTATTAGCGGCGGTAGTGGCTATTCTGCTAGCGGCGGCGGAGCAAGTTCTATGGTAGGACGCACACCAGCAGGAATGATTGCTGGAGGTGTAGTTGGTGCTATTGGCAGTTCAATCAAAGGTGCTGTAAATCAAATTGGAAATGTAGCAGGCACAACAGGCGCATTTGCTGGAATGCTGTTAAAAGGCCAAGGAAATTTAAGCGCATATACAAAAACTTTAAATGAACAGGTTATTAAACAGATTCCTGTATTTGGAAAATACTTAGGTGCTGTCGGCGGCGCTGTAACTGGTACCGTACAAGAATTTGAAAGATGGAATAAAACCTTACAATCTTTAACTGCTAGCGGTGCTACATTTAATAATAGTATTATACAAATGATGCATGCTAGTACTAAATCGTATCTAACCCTTGATCAATTTTCAGACTTAGTATCTAAAAACTCAGCTACTATGAGAATCTTAGGTGAAACAGTTACACAAGGTGCTCAAGCATTTAGTGATTATTCTTATGCTGTTTTAAATGCTAGCGGACCTGCTAGAAAAACATTGATATCTATGGGTTACACTATTCCTCAAATTAACGATCAGTTGGTTAGATTTTTAGATGTTAACTATCGTGGAACACGACAAGATCAAATAAACGAAACACAAGTAGCAAATTCATTTGTTGAATATCAAACGCATTTACATAGACTTACAACATTAACAGGTAAACGTTCAGATCAACTTGAACAAGAAATGGAATCGGCAAGAAATGATGCGGCATTCCAGTTAAGATTAGCACAGTATCCTGTTGAAATTAGAGCACAACTTAATCAACAACTTGCGGCATTCACAGCAATGCACGGTGCGGGCGCCGCAGAATTGTTTAAGGCTAGATTCTTAGGATTAAATCCGATGACAGATAATGCCGGCCTTATGAACATGATGTTTCCAAATCTTATATCAGAGATAGACAATTCAATTGCTCAAGCTCAACAAGGTGGACAAACTCTAGAACAGAGAAATAGTGAAACAGCTAATCTTATGGTTAGATTATTAAGAAGCGGTGCTAACAGTATTCAAGAATTCCGTCCTTTATTAGAAGCGGCTGGTGTAGGCGCAAACGAATTAGATGGTGTTGCTAATGCTTCAGCTACCATGGCACAAAATTTAGCCCGTATGGGTATTGATATTGAAAACGTATCTGATGATGAATTACACGCACTAGTTCAAGCACAGATGGATGAGATGAATCAAAGAGAAACATTTACTCAAATTCTAAGACAGTTCCAAACAGCAATGGGTGATTTTAGAGTAGCATTCTTCGAAACTCTTATGAAGCCAGGTGGTCCTTTAAACGAATTTAGTAAAATGATGGAAGAACAGCACCTTGATACTAAGATTAGAGAACTAGGTGTTACAATGGGTAATTTTGTTAGAGAATATTTGCCTGATGTTGTTACATTCTTTGCTGGATTTGCTACTGATCCAGGAAGGCAGTTGTTTAAAGAACAAATAGGTTATTTGTTTGAAACTGTCGGTGCTTACTTTATGAACTATCTGCCAAGGCTAATGGGTATTGATATAGATCCGCAGATATTACAAAGCGATTTACAAAATATTAGAAATAGGTACGATCCGATATTCCAAAATCTCAATAGATCAAGAGATATTGCTGTAGACGAAATGCTATCAAGACCAAACAGAGGAGAAGGTGCTGTTGCTGACACAGGTGGACAAGATCTTTCAAATTTAACTCCTCAAGAACGAATGGCAATACAAGTTTACAGATCATTTATTGCTCAAGGTCTTCCTGATGATGTTGCTAGAGCATTAACAGCAGAAGTAGCTAGAGAAAATGCGTTTAATCCTGATTTAATATTTGGATCCCACTCTGATCCTTACAACAATGTAGAAAATGTTGGTATGATATCTTGGCAGGGCGCAAGAAGAACAGCGTTTTTAGATTGGATGACTTCAGGCGGATTTATAGGATCAGATGGTAGAATTGTACGAAGTCAAGCATCGTTGAATCATCAAGCTGCATTTTTAGTTAACGAAATCCAAAACAATCCATCATATCAAGCAACAGAGGATTATATTGGTGGCGCAAACAGAACGTTTGAAGGGTTACACGATGTTCTAGGCAGGAACTATATTAGGTGGAGAATTGATGATCCTAATTATAGATCAAGCGGCTTTAATAATATACGAGGCGGATATAATATTCTTAATAGAGGCCTCGGATCTCTTAATCCAGATGAGATGAGAGCAGGTTCTCTAGGAGCTTACGGATCGCTATTTGCTGATATGGGCGGAAAAGAAGTCGAAGTACACAATGAAGAAGCGATAGTATCACCAGGCCAGTTAACTAGTGAAATGATGTCATCGGCTGAAGATTCATACGCTGGCGTTAACGATTTAAATCAAAAACTTAGTGCGTTAATTGCTTTAACACAGCAAAGATTAGATATCAGTGAACGACTTGCTGAAAAAATGGCTACAAACAGTAACAAACTGTATGCTTAAAGGTATAGAAAATGAATGAAGTTAAGTTTATACATGATGCGCTAGGCCAAAGTACTATTAGTAATATGGCCACTGAAGCAACTCTTAAAGAGTTACTTGAAGCAATTGGCGGATCATCTAACAGCACCGGTAGCACTAGACGAGGATCAAAAAATAGTTTAAGTAAACTTCCATCAATGTTTAAATCATTCGGTGATGGTGTAAAATCATTTGAACGTGGTGTTAAATCTACACTTACTCCATTTACAGGATTTGTAAGTTTATTATCACAAAACGAAACAAGGATGAGCGCATTCGGAACTCATCTTAATGACAGTGTAATTTCTAGACTTCCTTGGGTTGGCGGCGTATTTGGTGCGGCAGCTGGTGTTGCTATTGCTGGTGTACAAACACTAGAATCATGGGAACAGATGACTTCAAAAAATGTTCCAGCTGGAGCAACTTTTGGTAATAGTCTACTTAATTTTGTTGAGTTTGCTGGACGCAGTAGATTATTTTTAACAGAATACCAAACACTAGTATCTGAAAATATTACAAAGTTTAATTCTATTGGTCCAACTACAGACACTGGATTAAGACTGTTTTCACGTTTTAGCAAAAGTTTCTTTGAAGCTAACGAAGATGTTGTAGCACGTTTTAGAACAATGGGTTATACTTTTTCGGATATTAATTCTCAAGCACTTGACTTTTTATATTACACTCAAAGAGGAATTGACAGGACTGTAAATGTAAACAAAGAAGTTCAACAAGAATTTGCTGGATATGTTAGACAGTTTGACATGCTTAGTAAGTTACTAGGTATGTCAGATGACGAGAGGAATCGAAGAAGCGATAGTGTTTTAGGAAACGCAATGTTCCAGCTTCGCATAAATCAGAGAACTGATATCCAAGCAGGCAGAATCACCAGAGCGGCACAAATGGCTACTGCTTTATATGGTTCAGAAGTTGCTGAAATCTTTATGGCTGGTGAGTTTTCAACAGGAACAGCATTACAAGCAGGTGCTAATCTTGGATTGTTAATGCCAGCGGCAAGAGAAATGGTTGGACAATTATATGACCTAGCATTAAACAACAATTTATCAGAACAAGAATTTACTTCTGAAATGGATCGTTTATTAGCTAATCAATTATTTCAATCAGCAAATGATATTGACAGTATACAATCATTAATCAATACATTATCGGTTAGTGGAATGGATCAAGGCATGTATGGTTCTCTTAGTGGGATCCTTGAAACTATTGTTGACAAGGGCATACGAGGAAAAACTGTTGAAGAAATTCAAGATATGATTGCTGAAGCTCGTAGACAACAAGGTGCTAGCGAATCGATTGGCAAAATTCTTAATGCTATATCAGATATGGCTAGAAATTTTAGTAGTGGATTCTTAGAAGGATTAATACCTAATTTACGTGATGTTGGCGATCTTCTTGCCCAGTATAATATTCCAGAATTATTTAGAGTAATGGGACAACGATTTGCTGAGTTTGTTCCATACGCATGGGATTGGATCAAAGACTTTTTCGATATTGTTAAAACTCCCGAAGGAAGAGATTATCTAGCACAGTTAGCTGAGATTTGGGTAAGAACAAACAGTAGTCTAATGGCAACTAGATTACAATACGGTTTTGGTAGACTACTTACAGCATTTAATCCATTTCAAACTGAGGAAGGATACTCAAGCGGAGATTACCTTCAAGATCAACTAGAACGACTAGGAAGATTTTTAGGTGCGGATTTAGGAAACCCTTTGAGGGTAACAGGTCCAGAAGCCCAACGAGAAATGGGTTTAGATCGTTTTTCTGGAGCAGCCGCTGGCGGCGGTGTACGCAGAAGATTTGAGTTAGGTGGCGAAACTCCTACTGGTATTAACGAGCCGTATGAAGGTCAAGTAGTTTATCCAAATCTTGAAGGTGCTGGCATTGATCAATTTGGCGCAATGGTTTATAGAGGCGGTAGATTCCTCCCACAGATTGGTGATTTTACTGGAGGCAACATATCTAGGGCCTATTCTCCAGAAGCACAAGCTCTTGCTTTAGAGCAAGCTAGATTAGAAACACCTGAAAATTCAAATCTAGCATTAATACAATTACCTGATGGTAGTACTGTTAGAGTAAACAGAAAATATGCTACTCATTATCAAATGCTTGTTGATGCGCTATCAACATTTGGAGTTCCGATAACCGGAGCAACTGGATATCAAGAAAATTCACACGGTGGATGGATGTATGGTACTGGACTTGCTATTAATTCACCAGAAAATTTAGGAGCATATCTAGACGATCAAGAAATGTCGTCATTACATGCTTGGATGCAAAGTGTAGGACTTGCTAGAAGTCTAGTTACAAATCCAGATAATTGGTCAGATGATGAACGAGCTGAATGGGATCAACAACGAAGAATGATTGAAGAATTGGGAATATTCAACTTCTACGGTGATGGCAGAGCACATGGCACAAGAGACGAGTTTAGGACAGGAACACTAGAAGAAACTGGAAGATTGTTTAACGATTTTGGTAGAAAACGTAGAGTGAGATTAACAGGCGATAAAGCAGTCCTTACTAGAGAACAATATGAAGTAATTAAAGACGCATCTGCTCAGATTCC